TTTTTTAAAGATGTTATGATAATTACTTGTTATAATGGGAATAATACTGGAGTTGGTAGTATATCAAAATCAAACACATGGCAAGAAAATAGAAATGTTAAAACATATATACCTGAAATAAAAGAAGCATTAGGAGATGTTAATATAGAATATAAAAATTTATGTTTAATTATTAGAAAATCTTTAAATGAAAATTTTTCATTAAAAACTCAAAATGGTTCAATTATAAAAAGATCAAAATTTGGTGTTGGAAAAGATATTGGAGATAGTATTTATATTCATAAAAATTATGTTAATGATGTAATATCAGACGATTTATATAATAAATTTTTAATTCATGTTAAAAATTTTCAATTTAATATTCTAAAAATAAAAAAAGATTTTACTTCTATTACTTTTATTAATTCAAAAAATTTTGATACAGCAGATGAACCATCGTTATATGAATCTATGAAAGTTGATATTACTGGAAACACAAAATATGCTAAATATGATGAATTTAATCCACCAATTTATCATCATAAATGGTTATTTGTAAAAGATGATTATAAAAATTTTGACGTTGAAAAATCAAAGCAAAGAAGTCAAGAATGGTTAAGTAAAAAAGATATTGATTTTACTAGAATTGGATATAAAAAATATTGGGATAATTGGATAAAATAAAAATGACTTTTTTTTATTAATATATACTAAAAAAACAATTGAAATTTTATGAAGAAAATTTTAAATTTTAAACAATATAATGATGGTGTAAATGAAAAGTTATCACCTTTACAAGAAGAATATAGAGAATATTTTAAGTGTATTCTTGATTGTTATGGTGTTAAATCGCCAGCTAAACTTTCAGATGATAAAAAGAAAGAATTCTTTGACAATATAAATAAATATTGGACTAAAGGAAAAGGTGCTACTAAGGATCTTGATAAAATTAAAGAAGATATTTGTGGTAAAGGTGTTAAAGATAAAAAAAATGAAAAAAAATAATAATATATAACATATAAAAATAATTTAAGAAAAATGAAAGATGCAAAAAAATTAAATAATCTTCTTGGTATAGAAGAAATGTCAGCAGATAAAGTTTTAGGTAAAAAAGCTAAACCAACAAAACGTACTGAAGTTGCAAAAGATGTTCTTCAGGAAAATGCTTATGTACTTGGTAAAGATGTATTAGGTGGAAAATTACCAAATAAAGAATTTCATGCTGCAAAAGGATTGAATAATTTAATCAGTCTTGAAGATTTCACAAAATCTGTTCCTAATACAAGTGCTAAACCTACTAAAAGAACAGAAGTAGCAAAAGATGTTATTAAAGAAAATGCTTATGTACTTGGTAAAGATGTATTAGGCGGAAAATTACCAAATAAAGAAGATCATATTAAGCCTGGTAAAGGTTTGAATAATTTAATATGTATTGATGATTTTACAAAAAATTCACCTGCAACTGCTTCAAAAGCAACTAAACGTACTGAAACTGGAAAAGATGTTCTTTTAGAAAAAAAGAAAAAAGAAGTTTGTAAGAAAGATGATTGTGACGATGATGACGATTTAAAAGGCTTGACTGCAAAACAAAAAAAGCTTCCATTAGCATTCCAAAAATCTATATTAAAAAGACAAGGTAAAAAATAATAATAATATTATGAAACGCATACAATTATTTGAAGGATTTACTTATAATCTAATTTTAGAAAATAAGAAAAAAAAGGATAAAAAATGGATAAAAAAAGCAATTAAACATACAGGCGCTCTCCATAAATCATTAGGTGTAAAAAAAGATGAAAAAATTCCTTTGGAAAAAATAACTTCTAAAATTGAAGAGTTGGAAAAAGAAGCTAAAGGTGATAAAAAATTAGATAAAAAAGAATCTAAATTATTAAGAAGACTTAATCTAGCTAAAACTATGAAAAAATTCAAAAAAGAAGAACCTCCAAAAGAAAAAGAAGAAGATAAAAATACCACTCCTTAGATAGTATCTCTGGATAGATGCCTCAACCAAAAGTTGAGGCATTTCTTTTATTTTACTCATTACTAAATTTTATAATACATATTGATAAATCTTCATTTATTATAATAAAATCACATTTTAAAAAATTAATTATATTTTCTCTTCTTTCAGTATCTTTTTCAGTTCTATAATTATGATGCTTTTCATTAAATTCAATAACTATATTTTTTTCAATATCATAACCATCTAACCAATATCCTAATTTTTCAATATAATACTCACCACCATTTTCAGCATGTATAATATTAAAATTATTTTGTATAGAATATTCTTCTATAATTTGAATTGATTTTTTATTATATGATGGATAAAATTGATTACCTTCAAATTTAGCAATAGATATTCTTTTTATTGCAGATAATCTCATTTTGTTTTTTGTTTCATTTGTATGTTTTTTACCAAGTGTTGTTCCATTATGTGTTTTATAATATTCTTTTAGAGATTTACTCAGTTTTTCAGAACTTTCTTTAGAAAATATTTTTCCTTTATTTCCATTACTAATTTTTTCCAAACTTTCTTTTGTGTGTTTTTTACCTATAAATCCAGATTTGCCAAACATAGGATTATTTTCACCAGAAACATCTGCATGATTTTTCTTTATGTTTTCTTTATGTTCTTTTGAAAGTATTTTACCTTTTTGACTACAACTTAAACAAGGAGAATTTTTTATAATAGATAATTTAGCATGATAGTTAGAACTATATGTTAGTACTTTTTGACATTTCGGACATAATTTTTCATTATCTTTTAATTCCATATTATATAATTATGTTTTTGACATCTTTATTATTTTTAATCAAATCATTATATATAAGCCATTCAATATATTTAGATTTATTTGTTATACTCTGTTCAACAATATCATACAATTTTTTATTTATACCTATTGTGGTGATTATTTTAGTTTTCATAAACATTTTTATTATTTTTTTATATACTTTATATATAAAAATTTGAAAGTCAAAACAGATTAATTTTAGATTAATTTTAGTTAAAAAATGTTAAATATATGAGAAAAAAACTAACAGAAGAAGAGAAAAAAAAGAAAATGACAATATGTATTGATGAAAAATTATTTAACATATTTGAAGATTATATGTTAGAAATTGGGAACTCAAATAAAACAAAATATATTGAAAAACTTATTAGAGAAGATTTGATAAGTAGAAATATGATAAAAAATAATTTTATTGAATAATGTTGAAATTAGATGAAGTATATTTAGGTGATTGTGTTCAGGTGATGAAAGATATTGATAATGGCTCTATTGACATGATTTTAACAGATTTGCCTTATAATGTTACAAAAAACAAATGGGATCAAAGTATTATTCCATTAGATTTATTGTGGAATGAATATAAACGAGTGATTAAAAAAAATGGAGCAATACTTCTTTTTGCTCAAGGTATGTTTGCTGCTAAATTAATTATGAGTAATGAAAAATGGTATAAATATGATTTAGTTTGGAAAAAAGGCGAAAGAGTTAGTGGTTTTCTAAATGCAAAAAAACAATTTATGAGGAATCACGAACAAATTTTATGTTTTTATAATAAGCCACCGCTATATTTGCCAATTATGGAGGAAGGTGCACCATTGCACGGAAAAGGTAAAAAATATTTAAATAAAGAAGGTGTAAATAATAATTATGGATATTATGATACAACATTACCAGAAACTAGAAAAGGTTCAACTCAAAAATATCCTAAATCAGTTTTAAATTTTGACAAACCTCATCCATCAATTCATCCAAATGAGAAGCCAGTGGCTCTTTTGGAGTATTTAATTAAGACTTTCACCAGAGAAGATGAAATTGTTTTAGATAGCACTTGCGGTTCAGGTAGTACTCTAGTTGCCGCAAAAAAAATAAATAGACGATATATTGGAATTGAAAAAGACCAAAATTGGGTTAATATATCAAAACAAAGACTGAAATAATTTCAGTCTTTGTTTTTTATATTATTTATTTTATCTAATTTTTTCAATCTATTTTCTTTTAATCTTTTTTTCTCAGACTCTTTATTAAGTTTAGACCAATATTGTAGATGCTCCGCAACAGAAATAGAATTTTCTAATTCTGTTGGTAATATAAATACAAATTCAGATTTAAGATTTATTTCCATTTATTTTATCTAATTTTTTTCTTCTTTCTAATTTTAGAAGTTCTTTTTTAACTATTTCGCAATAAGAATTTTTATTTTCAAATATTTCTTCTATTGTGTGATTGAACTTTAACCATTTTTCTATATTATAATATTCTGCGGCTGTTACAAAATCTTGATATTTGTACGCTCTTTCATTTTTCAGATCAATTATTATTTGAATCCAATCTGTCATTTACTTAACTTATTTAATTTTTTCAATTTTTCTAATCGTGGATTATATTTAATATACTTATGACATCTTTTACATGCCCATTCTTTTGGCTCATATCTTTTATCAGGCTGATATGCATTATGCCCTTTAATTTTACATATTATTGGTCCAAATGTATCACCATAAGTAACTTTATCAAAATTCTTAATTAAATACCAAACTCTTTTGTAATTTTTTATTTTAATAAAAAAAAAGATATCTTGTGATTCTCTACATGCTCCCATTATTCTATAACTATTAAGTCTGTGTTATTGATTGAACACATATCCCATTCACCAGGACCAAATGTGAATGTTAATTGTTCACATTCAAAAATTTCAACTGATATAACATTATAGTCATTTATAAAATCATAACTGGTATTTTGATCATTATATTCATATAATTTAATTTTTTTACCTACTATCAATTTTTCTAATTCTTCACAAACATAATTTAAGTCACCGTTTTCAAACATTTCTGCTACGTTAATTTTCATAATTTTCTTTTATTTTTTCTAATTTATTAATTCTAAATTTTCTTATTATTTCAGGACATTTTTCCGGAGTCATTAATTTTTTACTCCAACTAGATATATTTATATGATTGCTAAACATTTTTTTAAAAACTTCTATTTTATATAAATAAAGTTTTCCTTTTCTTTCTGAATTAAAATTTTTTTCAACAAATTTTATACAATCTGATATTAAATGTTCTAAAAATTCATCATAAATAAATTGATATTCACTTTTTCTATATATGCCGTATATTTTAAATATATTATAATATACTGATGTATATAATTCATTATCAGATGTAAAACCGTTAATATATAGATTGTCCATTTATTTTTTCTAATTTTTTCTTTCTATATTCTTTCAATCCTATAAAATCTTTTTCATCATACCAAGTTGTTTCAGCTCCATTTTTATGTTTAACACCATAATACATAATACCCATTTTGTCAAATGCTCTATTATTAATAGTATATTCTTCATAATCATTTAATGGCCAAGCATCTTCTTTATAAGATTTTTTAAAAAAAACTACTTTATCTCCAATTTTATATTTCATATTTTTGATTAAGTTTTTCTAATTTTTGTTTCCTAATTAAATTTATTGAAATACAGACACAATTATTAGGATAATAATCGCAGATTAAATCACATTGTTCACTTTGTATGTGTGGGATTTTGTGTGAGCACTTTATTTTACTACAACTTTGCCAATTAATACAAATTTTTTTGCTCATTTTTATTTTCTGTTATAAACATTTGATCAAATTGTCTTTTGGTGAATTCTGAATTACCATATTGACCATCTACAAAATATTTTTTTGTGTTGTTTTCGTATGAGTAAAAATAATTATATTTTTTATTATACTCAAATTGCCCGTAATCTATTCGACAAATAGCTCTCATTAATTTAGATTATTTTTTATTTTCATAATTATAATATTTTTTGTTATAAAGTTTATAATCAATATTTTTTTTATTTTTTATATCGTAATTTAGACATTCTTCTAAATTATCAAAAATAATAATTCTTCTTTGATTTGTTTTTAGTTCTTTTAATGCTTTTGTTCTTCCTCCTAAAATTTCTAATATGAGATTATTTTCTTTATCATAAAAAAACCAATATCTAGCATTTGGATGAATTTCAAATTTTTTAGGTTTATAACCTATCATTGATTTTTTTATATTTGATTTGTGCTCTTCTGAAAGTTTTTTGTTTTTACATCTATCACTTGTATTTTTTTTACTCATTATGCCATCAGATGTTTCATAGAATTTTTTAAGTGATATGCTTATTTTATTTTTTTGTTCTTCTGTTTTGAAAACTTTACCATTTATTGCTTTACTTATTTTTTCACCAACTTCTTTAGCAGTTATATTTTTATACGGTTTCTTTTTACCTTTTCTTTGTTCTGAAAATTTTTTCTTTATTTCAATGGCCTTTTCAATGCCATAATATTCTTCATATGTTTTACCTTTTTTAGCTTCAATTTCAACTAATTTTCCACCAGTACCACCTTCAGATAAATTATAGCCTATTTTTAAATCTCTAGAATTATAATACTTAATCCAATATTTTTCCTTATCATTTAATTCATCTTTGGTTAAACACTCTTCTAATATTTCTTTAATAAAGTTTTGTATACCATGTTTTTTTATAGATAGTGTTAATAAAAGTCCAGAACCTAAATATGTCGGATCATTTGTTGAATTTTGACCTATGTATATTTTTCCATTTACAAGGTTTGTAGTTTTGTAGATTATCATAAATTTTAACCTCGCACTTTATAAAAAACAATAATATTATAGTATTTTTGTTATTTTACCATATATTTGTTTGGACCACCCATTTATACCACCTTTATTGTTGCCTATTAGAACTCCTTTAATTGGGTCTTTTGCTTTTACTAAGTGTGTGTAAAATGCGGATTTAACTTTACAATACACTATATCATCAATTTCAACATTTTCCCATGTTGCTGGTGTTATTTCTACTGGTTGCTTTGATTTAATTATTGGTAACATCGAATTACCTGGTTCTTTGCTGATAATAGTTTCACCAGCTAAGAGCTTTTCTACTTTAAAATTTTTCATTTATTCATTGTTTTTCATCATCTTTGAGCAAAGATAATTTTTTTAATTTGTTTTTACGTAAAATTCTTATATTTATTGGAATTAATTCACCATCATATTCAGTGCAAGTCTTATCTGCACACCATAGTGCTGTTCCTCGTGATCCATCAGTATCTTTACAACGGAGATAAAGATTATGAATATCATCACCACTAATTACTGTATATATATTATTTTCTTTATCTTTTAATTTTAATCCTTTATAAAACATAATCTTATAAATTTAAAAAATGTTATTCTTCATTGTCCCATAACATTTTTAATTTCTTGATTTTTTCTGGTCTGGTTGGTCTAACATCACCTTTGTAAGTGTAATTAACTTTATAATAATCATTAACTGTACACCATGTCCAAGATGGCTTGCCTTTTATAATTTGTTCAACATCATATGATACATAAAAATACTCCATATTTTGTTCAAGATGAAATTTGAAATTTGAACTTTCTGTTAATTCTTTTATGAATTCTTCAGTTACTTTTATAAATTTTAAGGAGTTTTCTATTCCTTCACTAACAAATATTTTATAATAATATTTCATATATATATAATTTTAATGAAATCCAATGTTTATTTTCCATATCACCTCTAAAATATACACCGTCACCTTCATCATCATATATCCAAAAGCAGGTGGTTTCTCTTATAAAATTATCAACTTTATAAATTCTATAATACTTATTATGTGTATAATATTGATGGCTTACACCAGTAAAAATTAAAATATCACCTGCTTTCATTTTAATTTCTATATTTGGCTATTTTTTGTAATTTTAATTTTCTAATTTCTTTTGGCGTCATAAAAGTGTTAGATAATATACTTTCTGAAAAATCCTCATTACCAATTCTATATAATATAATAATAACATAATCATTATTAAATCTACTAATTGAACATACTTTATTATAAATAAATTCAATTTTATATTTTTTACCTTTTTTGTATATTGGAGTTCTAAAAAATTTATTATTAATTTTTTCCATAAAAGATGGTATATTTTCTTTAGGATGCTCTTTATTAGGATAAATAGCGTCTCTAAAATCATAACAAGTTCTTTTACAAACTAAAAAATCACCTTCTTTCATTTAATTTATTTAATTTATCTTTTCTTAATTTTCTTTTTTCTTTTAATTCCTGCTCTTTATAATAAATTTCATTTTCTTTCATAACCTCAATCCAATATCCTTCATTTTCCATACCTAATTCATTTTGCATAGCAATATATACATTTATGTTCACAGGATCTAAATGAGCCAATGTCGGTGCTTTTTGAACAACCACATAATTCTCTTTGAGTTTTATCTTTTGTATTTGTGATCCATTTTTGTTTACCACAAATTCTTGTAACCAATTCTGGATCAACACATTTATTATGTTCTATTCCTTCAAGATTAAGTCCTTCAGCACAAGTTCCTAATTTAAGATTCCATTTCTTATTAAATTCTATAAGTTTCTTTGCAATTTTTACTTGAGTATCATTATCAATTTCATTAAATAAATTGCCAAGTTTTTTATACGGATCTACAAAACTAAAAACTAATTTTTCTGTGTAATTGTATAACTGGTTTCCAATATTTTCTATTCTTTCAAGAATTTCATCTGAGCGTAATTTTTGATTTACTATTATGGGGTCGTGTCTCCATATCAAGCATCTTTTACCTATTCTATCTGATAATTCTTTAAAAGTTTTAATTCTTTCTTCCAATGATGGGATATTTAATTCATATTCTGGATAATCATTTAATGTGAATTGAAAATAATATTTATATGGTATTTTATCTAAATATTCTATTAAAGGTCGTGGATTTTTGGTCCAAAATACTATTAATTTTATTTTTTCAAATGATATTTCATAGTCTGTGAAAGAACTACTCATAATAACTTTACCTTCTTTTAATCTATCAACAAACCATTCTGATTTAAAAGCTGGTATATCCTCCCTTCTACTCGCTGATATTATATATGGTGTCATTTAATTCTTTAATTGTTTTTAATTTTAAAAATCTTATATATGATGGCGTTTCTTGATGCTCATAATATTTCCAAACTTTTTTTAATTGTGTTTCATCTTTAATAAAAGATTCAAAATCATCTGGTGCAATTTCTTGTTCTATTACATCTATATAAAATGTTTTTGGATAAAATGGTATTTTTTTTATTATTTGACTACTTTTAATTCTTTCTCGTTTTGAATTAAATGCAGAGCCAGTAAATGTGTTTCCATTTTGATTTTTCCAAACTATTGCATCACCATAATATGGTTTTCCATCTTTTCCGTTTTTAAAAATTGAATAACAACGATTATTTTGATATGATTCATTGGAGGGTGGCGGCATAGTTATTGATAAATCGTCAGTATTCCATTCATCATCAGAGCACATTATTGGCGCTAATGGCTCAAAATTTGCTAATTTTTTAAACATATTTATTGCATATGGTGCTGAAGAACCAGAATGTCCTTGCTTAGAAAATACTTCTAAAAGTTCTAATACATTTTCTTGAATCCATTTATCTGGATCATCATCACATTCAGCAATAGGTTTATAACCTAATTTTAAAAATTCTCTTTTTGCGTATTCTATTAAATTACTCATATTAAAATATAATTCTTTTTAAAATATAATTCTTTTTTTAATTATTATATCAAAATCATTATGATTATTGAAATTCCATTTTATATTTTTAACTTTTTCTTGTTTTATTATTAAAATGCTACCTAATTTATTATTTATAAGTTTAGTTGCTATACAATATCCAAAATATCTTAAAATAGGATTAAATAATACTTTTAATAATGATCTATGATTTACAATTTTTTTATCTTTATATAAAATACCTAATTTTAATTTATTCATTTATTTTTGATAATTTTTCTAATTTTTTAAGTCTGCTATATTTTATACATTCAAATTTTTCAAATAATTCATTTTCTGAAAGCCAGAACATCAATGCTCCGTTACCTTTTATTTTCTCTATTAGTTTAATTTGCCATGCATGAGTGCCACTTTTTTCATACCAAACAGGTAAATATTTTGGAATTTTATATTTATGACCTTTATAAAAATAAAATGTCATACCAGTTCCAGGTATAATAAAATCTTCTTTTACTATTATTATATCATTCTTATTTAATTTAGGATTGCTCATATATAATTTGACATTTGTATTTTGTTTATTTTTAACATTCTTTTTATTTTTAACAAATCTTTTTCATTTATATAATTTGAAAATGAATATTCATCAATATTATCAATAGAAAAAAATAAAAAATATTTATCATTAAATTTTACTACAATATCATATAATGAGTTTAGATAAAATCTAGCAAAAAAACTATTTATTTTTTTAATTTTAAATTTGTCACTTAAATATAATGTAGGATCTATTTCTTGATTTTTATTTTTTACTTTGTAATCAAATGTCAATTTATCTAATTCTTCTATTATCCAATTTCCTTTTTGTTTTTCAATTTTTATTTTAGATACTTCTTTTTTATTTCTTAAAAAAATAGCATTGTCATTATCATCAAAATAAATAAAAATATCTTTAACTTTTGAATAACCAATATAACATTTTTTAGTAAAAATAGATAAATTAATTTTTTCAGTAAAGTATTTTTTTGGTATTCCTGTTTTTTCTTCAAATTTACTTGATTTTTCAATATATTCTTTAATAAACATTTTGAATTTTTCTAAATCAAATAAATTTTCATATTTTTTATAAATTTGAAATAAAAATTGTGGATCAAAATCTCCACAATCAAGTAAAGTTGTTAATTCACTCATTTTTCAATCTTTCTTCTAACATTTTTATACAATTTTCATTAATATCAAAAACAATGTAATTTCTATTCAGTTCTTTAGCAGCAATGGCAGTTGTACCTGATCCAGAAAAATAATCAACTATTAAATCATTTTCATCTGTAGATGCTAAAATACATCTTTTTACTAAATCTTTTGGTTTTTGAGTATTATGCTTTGTTAAAGTATTATTTGGTGTCTTTTTTGTTTTCGCATATGATTTAACTTCATGCATTGACCAAAATGGTACTGTTAAATCAATCCAAAGATTAGATGGATGTGTTAGTCTAATTTTTTCACCATCTCTCTCAAACCAATCCTTAGGCTCACCATTTTCATCTCTATAAGGTGCGATTACTTTTTTTTCTGTTTTGATTCTATCTACATAAAACTTATATTGTTTTTCATTTTTAACTGCGAACCAAACATCTTCGTGCATTGATTTAAAATTTCTATTTGCGCCTCTACCTTTATCTCTTTTCCAAGTGATTCTATTTATTATTGTAAAACCACAATTTTCTAATATTTCCTGAATTTTACCTGAATGTTGCCAAACCGTGCAAACATAAATAGAGCCTGTATTTTTTAATTGCTTATAAGATAATGATAACCAATCTTTTGTCCAATTATAATAATCTTCTTTATTATTCCATTGCTTATCCCAGTCATATCTATCACCTTTTTCTAAATCAAGATTTTTTGATCTATTACCAGAAATAAAATATGGCGGATCACAAAAGAAAAAATCAACAGAATTTTCTTTTATATAAATATTTGATTCATTATAATTTAGATTGTAGTGCATTTAATTTTTCTAATTTTTGTTTTCTAAATTTGTGTTTAGCACTGTTTAAGTACTCACATACTTCATGTAATTCAAATTGTCTCAAATATTTAATATATTTAGTTATTTTTTCAAATTTTAATTCTTTATTTTTTAAATCTTGATCTATTAAGGTGATAAAATTATCTGTTGCCCATTCTAGAGACGTTCTATTATCTGGAGTTTTATCAGTCACCTTATTTTTATTTTTAATTAGTATCATATATGCTTTTTTAAAATTGTCATTTTCAAATAACTCTATAAATTGCTCAGTTGTCATAATTTAATTTATTAAGTTTTTCTTTTCTAATTTCTTTTATTGGCGCATAATTAAATGATACACTATTAAATTTGCCATTAATTCCATTTAATTCAATTTTTGTGTGCCAACTATGAACTTCAACATTTGATATTTCATATATAGTTTCAGTGTTTAATATTCCATTCGGATCACTATTTGAACCCCAGCACACCTGATCTATTGTTGATCCTATAAATTTTATTCTATCTCCAATTTCAAATTCCATACTATTATCCTTGCTGATTTTCATTTAATTTATTTAATTTTTCTTTTCGTTCTGTTCTTAGTCTTTCAGATTTTACTAATGAAATACTTGTCCAATAAAATTTTTCTTTTCCATCCCACATTAAGCATTGTCCAGACTTTACTATTTCTCCAAAATTTGTTTCCATAATTTTTATATGAATTTGTTTCTATAAAGTTTTAATGATTTTTTTATTGATATTTTTTATTTATATTTGGTATTAAATATGAAATTATGCAGTATAAAAAAATTAAATAATGATTACACACCAAACACCTGATAGAAATCTTCTTTATATTGGTAAATCAAATAAAAGATTTACTCACAATAAAATATATAATTATTGGAGTTTATCTGAGTCTAAAGATAGATTTCATATATCAGTTTTTTACAATGATAAGCAATTAATGACTTTCAGATATTTTGATTATTTTAATAAAAAATTTAAATTTATTACAGAGAATGAATATAATCAATTAATTATAAAATCAAATAGAAAATTAAAACTTAAAAAAATATGTCGGTTCAAAAACAATTTATAATGACTTGGGTTTTAATATTTAGTGTTATACTTGTATTTTTTGTTATTAAGTATATAGTTGAAAAGCTAATAAAATTAGGAAGAAAAAATATAATTGTTGTGGAAAAAAATAATTTGTCATTTTTTGAGGAATATGATTATTCTTATAATTATTTTTCTGAAAAAAGAATGCGACCTCAATATTTACATAAAATTCTTGATAGTTTTAAAACTAAGACAAATGTAGATGGTCTGGTTACTATTGAATCTAAATTTAATAATATTCATTATGCTATTTTTGATTTAGATTCTGGTGATAATTTAGTTTTATTTAGACATTTATATCAAGATACACCTTATGCATTATTTTCTAGTAGTGCAGATCATTATTGGGGTATAATAGATTTACCATTTAATAATATTAAAGATATTTTTTATGATACGAATTGGAAAGTATGTAATGATCAAAATTATGTGTCTTTTTCTAGAAGATCAGAACTTCTATTATTGAGAGGAGTATATGAAACTGAAGACAGAAAACCGAAATTACATTCAACTAAAGGAATTTTTTCAAAAAATTTTCAACTTTTTATAGATAAATTGTGTATATATTATAACAACGAGGGATTAGAATTTTCAGTATTAAGATTCAAAGATCCAAAAATGTTGATTAAATTTAATAGAAGAAGAAAATTGCAACAATTAAAAGATATAGAAAAATGAAAATATCAGAATTTAAAAATTCAATTGATTGGAAAATGTTTGGAAAAATTATGTCTATAATTTCTTTTATTATATTATTTTCAATATTACAACCAAATAGTATTTTAAATTTGGCACAAGGAATTTCGTTTATATTAATAATATCTGTATCACTTTTGAGTAGAGTATATATTGAATTAAAATTAAGAGAAACCTCAAAAATTCTCACTATTAAAGAATTAAGAATTAAAAAATTAAAAAAATTAAATAGATGGAAATTCCTAAAAAATTAGAAGAGTGCTATTTAGTATTAGAAAACATTGAAGACCTTACTACTTGGTTAAACAACTCAGAAAATTCAGCAACTGCCAATGCTCATCATTCAATAGGACAATGGATTAGAAATAATTGGGGGTTATGGAAAGAAGAAGGTGAATTGTATAAATGGTTTAAGGAAAATGAAATAAATCATCCTGATGATATGAGTAGTATAATATTAACTTCATTTTATCGTTATAAGAAAAACCAAGATATTAGATTAGTGGAGCAATTTGAAAATATAATTGATTTTTATTTAAATGATAAAGAAAAATTATTGAGAAAAAGAAAGAAAAAATTAAATAAAATAGAAGATGTTAAATAAGATAAATCTAGATTTTGAGTCGTTATATCAAACTGTTATAAGAGATTTTACAAAAGATCAAAAATTTATGGCAGAATTAAAAAGAATAGAGACTGGATGTCCAAGTGGACCACAAGGAATGCCTGGTATTCCTGGTATGACTAAAGCTGAAATTAGAGCATTAGAAATAAAAAGACTTAAAGAAGAACGAATAAAAAAACTTGAAAAAATAAATAAATTAAATGAAAAAAACGATTAATTATTGTGGCAACTGTCCATTCTCATATTCAGATTATGATGATTTTGCAATAGGCTATTCAACTGCTGACATTTGTACTTTATCAAGATTTTTAAAATTAAAAGATGATTGTATTTTAGTTAGTAATGGTGACGAAGAATTAAAAACACCTAATTGGTGCCCTCTTAAAACTGAAGAATTTACATTTGGTTATAAAGAATTTTCTACTAAAAGACAGCAAGAAATAGAATCTACTAAAGAAGAATTAGAGATTTTACAAAATTGTGTTGAAAAATATGAAGATTATGATAATCCAATTGCAATAGAAATGAGTAACAATATACAAAATTTATATAACAGATTAGGTGAACTTCAAAGTAATGAAAATGAAGAAGATTCTGAAAATTATTTTCAAACTGAATTAAATGAAAATATAAATGAAATAAAAGATCAATTATTTAAATTGGAAAATGCTGGAAATAAATTACAAGATTTTTTTAATAATTTGGATAAATGATAACTTATACAATAGAGCAGCAAATTGTGTTGGAATTGATAGAATATTATTATTAGATAAAAGAAAAGAATTACTATATTCTGCGGCTATTGCTTTATTCAATCAAATATGGAATTGTAAATTTGAAATTATAAATAGTACATATCACAGTTTTAAATTTAAAAAAATAGAGTCGTTATTTATTAGAAATTTTACTTATAATCTATTTGAGCTTATTGATAATCAACTTTACTATTTTGACACTGAATATGAACGTAAAGTATTTTTAAGAAAATATAAATTAAAACAATTAGAAAATATAAATTAATGAAAAAATTAAGTTATAAAGATTTCAAAATTGGTCAAAAAGTTACTTGTGCTAAAACTTGTCATGATGGTAATAATGATGATTTTTATGAACAGCATTTGACTGTTGGTAAACAATATAAAATTGAGGATCTTGATTTTCATTTTCCAGAAAAAATGTGTATTCGTAGTGATAATAATAAAGTTAGTATGTTTATGCCTATTGAGTTTTTTGATAATATTAAATATATTCGGAAATTGAAATTAGAAAAAATTAAAAATGCTCAAAAGTGATAGATATATAATAACACCATTTTTAAATAATTCTTTTGATTCTTCTATGAAAGAATTAATCAAATTTGTTGTTTCTGAATATAAATTAATATATGAATTATTTGATTTTGGTAATATTACATATAGTCTCTGTTGTATAGATAAAACTACAGTTGGCTCAAATTTTTCAAACATGAAAACACCTGATATAATTTATATTAGTGTTAATTTTATGAACGAAGGAAGTTGGACTAATTCAGGAGGGTTAATATATTGCACAATAATATTAAATTTTCGCACCAAAATTGAAGTACGATGGGATACTTCACCTCGTGGGTATAATTATGAATATTTTAATATTACAAAACTTAGAAGATTAAAACTTGAAAAATTGAATGAAATAAATGAAATATAAAATATATTGTATTAAAAATCGTGATAAACGTGATAAACCATGGAAATTTAAAAAAGGTAAGTTTTATACATCACATTACGATCCATATATTGAGCCTGATTTGAGGACATATAATATTTATCATGATGATTGTGGTTATGCAGTAATGCATATGCCTCATGAAACATATATAAAATATTTTTTAAATATTAAAGAATTAAGAAAATTAAAATTAAATAAATTAAATGAAAGTTCTTTGTAAAAAAACATATGATCTTGATGGCGTGATAATTTTTATAAAAAATAATTGGTATCATATATTATCTAAATATGACACATATGATAAAAATAGTATAGTTGCCAGTGTTTTTGTTGAATCTAAGAAAAAATATGGCACTAGATTTTATAAATCTAATTATAAAAATAATTATAATTATGAAAATTTATCATTTGAAGAATATTTTTATTCAGCGCAAGAATTAAGATATAAAAAATTAAAAAAATTAAAAAAATTAAAATTAAATGAACAAAATAACTAATTGGATAAGATATTTAATAGGTATATTAATAGGCATGATAGGTGAATATTTATATAGGTCTGAATTTTATACATCGGCATTTACAGTTTTAATTTGTCTTGTATGGCTTATGTTAATTGATATCACAGACAATATTGGTAATAAAAAATAAACAAAACTGACAAAATGACATATAAAATATCGTGAAAATAAACGATAAAGTGTATTTATTGTGTTTTAAGACGATAAATAAAAATGGCACAAAAATTGAAATAAAATAAAATAAAATAAAAAAGTAAAATTATGGGAAAAATTATTGGAATAGACTTAGGATCGTATAATTCCGCTGTTTCTATTGTAGAGGGTGGACAGACTGTTATTATACCAAATTCAGAAGGATCGTTAACTACGCCTTCTATTGTTTCATTTGATAAAAAAACAGGTGAAATTAAAGTTGGAGAAAGTGCTAAACGCCAAGCAGCATTAAATCCAAAAAATACAATTTTTAATATTAAAAGATTAATGGGTCGTACATATGATGAAGTTAAACATCTTAAGCGTCCTTATGAAATTGTTAACAATAATGGTAAAGCTGCAGTTAAAGTAAATGACAGAATTTATTCGCCAGAAGAAATATCAGCTATGATTCTTCAAAAAATGAAAAAATCAGCTGAAGAATATTTAGGCCAAACTGTTGAAAAGGCAATTATTACAACTCCGGCTTATTTTAATAGTGATGAGAGAAAATCCACTCAAATTGCAGGAGAAATTGCTGGTTTTAAAGTTGAAAGAATTATTTCTGAGCCAACAGCTGCAGCATTAAATATTAAAGATAAAAAAGGTAAATTATATATGGTTGTTGATTCTGGAGGTTGTACATCAGATTTTTCAGTAATTGATATAGAGGATGGATTATTCGAAGTAATATCAACAGATGGAAATTTAGATTTAGGTGGTAATTTAATAGATGATGCATTAGTAAATTATATTGCAGATGATTTTTTAAAGGATACTGGCACAGATTTGAGAAAAGATCCAATGGCACATCAAAGATTAATCGAAGCATCTGAAAAAGCTAAAATAGAATTATCAACTACTACACAAACAGAAATAAATTTACCTTATATTACAGTTGTAGATAATATTCCAAAACATTTGGTAAAAACTATAAATCAAGCAAAATTTAATCAATTGATTCAATTTTATATTGATGATACTATAAAATTAATAAAATCATCTATGAAAAAAGGTGATAAAAAAGTTACAGATATAGATAATATCGTTTTGGTTGGTGGTAGTACACGCATACCATATTTGGTAGAAAATATTGAAAAATATTTTGGTAAAAAATGTGATAAAAGTTTGAATCCAGATACTAGTATCGCATCTGGTGCTGCAATACAAGGGTCAGTAATTACAGGTGAAAATTCTGATATTTTATTATTAGATGTTTGTGCATTAAATTTTTATATTGAAACTATGGGCGGAATTGCAACAAAAATGATAGAATCTAATACCACAATACCGACCAGCAAAACACAAATATTTAGTACTGCTGTAGATTCACAACCAAGTGTTCAAATTAATGTGGCTACAGGTGAAAGAGAATTATTTAAAAATAATAAATTTTTAGGTACATTTAGTCTTGATGTTATGCCTGCGAGACGTGGTGTTCCACAAATTGAAGTAGAATTTAATATATCAGCAGATTCTATCTTAACTGTAAAGGCAACAGATAAAGGAACAGGAAAAGCAAATAATATTAGAATTGAAGGAAGTTCAGCATTAACTAAAGATGAAATTGAAAGAATGAAAATGGAAGCAAAAGAAAACGCCGAATCAGATAGAATAGAAAAAGAAAAGATTGATAAATTAAATCAAGCAGATTCTTTAATTTTCCAAACAGAAAAACAAATTGAAGAATTTGGTGATAAATTAACTGATACCGATAAATCTGAATTAAATTCTGCTGTTGAAAAACTAAAAGAATCTCATAAAACACAAAACTTAATAGATATACAAAAGTATTCAAAAAATTTAAATGAGGTTTGGAATAAAATTTCCGCTAAGTTATATGAGAATAAAGAACCAAAAAATGAAACTCACGAAGCTAAGACTGATGATAAGTATGGTGAAGCTACAGATGTGGATTTTGAGGAAGTTAAATGAAAAAAAGCCAGAAATTAATTCTGGCTTTTTTTATTGTGTGATTTTCAAATAATTCATTTAGTATATTTAATCTAAATGCTGCTTTGTATGCGCATTTATTATTTTTAAAAAAATCACTTTTATTTATATATTTATCAGATTCTTTTTTAATATTTTCTTTTATCCAATATCCTTTTTTAACCTGTGTGACGGAATACCCTTCATTTGAATGATAAGATAATTTGTCCAGTTTTTTAATTAATAAACTGGACAAATATATATATTTGCAGAAAATATATTTCAATGAAAGTAACTGAATACATCGAATTTAAGATTGATAGACTTCCAAAGGGGTATGTATTCACCTATGATGATTTTATTACAGAGGTAAGCAAGAAGGAAGCAGTTATTAAAGCATTAAACCGCATGGTAGCCGGATAACGGATTATTACCGGGATTTCGACAGGCACAAGGGCACGCAGTTTGTCTTTTCCGACCTCGGAACGTACCATCCCGGTCATTGGAATGTGTACAGCGAAATAAAACGTAAGTTGGTTGAAGACCACGGTATTCCGGCACACGAGGTGCGTTTTATACAGGAAGCCAAAACTGAAAACGCCCGTAAAACGATGATTGCCGGGATGAATGATGGGAAAATACGTGTACTTTTTGGTAGTACCGAAATGCTTGGAACCGGCATTAATGCCCAGAAACGGTGTGTTGCTATTCATCACCTCGATTGCCCATGGCGACCGTCCGACCTGGAACAGCGTGATGGTCGCGGTATCCGGAAAGGTAACGAGGTTGCCAAACTCTATGCAAACAACAAAGTCTATGTTATCCTGTATGCGGTCGAAAAATCGCTCGATGCCTACAAATTTGGGTTACTGCATAACAAGCAACTCTTTATCCGGCAACTCAAAACCAATTCGCTTGGTTGTCGCCACATTAATAAAACCAACTAAAAGGAAAAGAATTCTTAAAGATGCAACAGAGGCTAATGGTATAAATATGAGTATGCTAAAAAATTCACCAACATTTATCGAAATATTGGATAATTTTAATAAAATTATGAATTTTTTATGAAATTAATAAGTCAAACAATTATACAAGATAATATTGATATCAAATCTATTAAGTTGGAATCAGTAGGAATTATGAGACTTTATTCAACATATAAGGGAAAATATTCAGAATATTTTAAAAGATATGAATATCAAAAACTTCCAGGTGATAAAAAATCGTCTATAGAAAAATGTAAATCAATATTGGATATATTAAATAAAATATCAAGAAATCAAACCTCTTAATTGAGGTTTTTTTTATTTTAAACAAATTGTATTCGAATTAATATATAAAATATGTCGTCACACTGGAATTATAGAATATTAGCAAAAAGAACTCCTGGTGAAATTCAATATGGTTTATATGAAGTTCATTATGAGAAGGATATTCCTATTGCTTGTACTGAAAATAATATTGCACCTGTAACATTTAGTAGTGATATTGAAGATCCAATTGAATCTTTAATATGGAAGATAGATGCTATGAAATTAGCTTGCTCAAAAAAAATATTAGATTATGATAAATTTCCACAAGAATATTTACCATATTATAGGAAAAAGAAATTATTAGCTATTGAAGAACTTATTAAATAAAATTTTTGGTATTTCACAAAGAGCAATAGGTAACGTTGATGATAAAGGAAATGTGGGCATTACAGAAATTATATCTTATGATATAGTTGCAAATCCACATTTTTCTAATGCTAGAATAGATTTTTCTGAAATAAATGAATTAAATAAGCAAATTCAAACAGAAATAAAAAGGCAAGAGTTACTAAAAACTCGTAAAGAAAAAATTCAAAAATTAAATAATATTTAGTTTTTTATTTAATTTTATTTTTATATCTTTGTGAAAATGGTATATTATGGCAAAAAGTAAGGTGTTGGAACGGTTATTGAAAGAATTGACTCCAGAAAAATTGGAGAAAATGAAGCAAAAACGTCTTGAAGAAAAAAATAAATTGACAACCGAATACCAATTTGGATATTATGTTGGTGAAAATATTGTTAATCGCTATCTTCCTACATTGAGTGTTGAATCAGGAACAAGAACTCAAATTGAAGTTTCTGAAGAAGATTCAAATGAATATAATAGGATTGAAAAGGAATGGTCCAATAAGTATCAAAACAACAAATCTTCTGATGTTGAGTGGAATGATTATCAGAAATATAGAGAAAATTTAAATAAAAAATATCTTCCAAATCCTTTAATTTGTCATATAAGTCCATTAAATATAGAAGAATTTAAAAAAGGTCTAATTTGGTCATTGTATGATTCAGACCATTGCAGCTATAATCTTGATCCAGATAAAATTAAGATTTATGATGATGAAAATCTTTACTTTACAATTATTGAATTTGAATTAAATTAAAATTTAAAATATGGAATTACTTAAAAAAGGAGACAAAATGTACCTTAGAGGTTCAATGTCAATTAGTCATGGCTCAGACGATGTTGCAGGTGGCTTAGCAACTATTAAGAAAATTAAAATTGATGAAAGATTAGGCGCTGATCATTTCAATGGAATATTTGTAGAATTTGAAGAAGTTCCTGGGCACTCTTATAATTATAAGAGTTTAATGTCAGAACAAGATAAACTTGCAGAACAATATGAGGGTAAAGTTGCTCATCCAGATCCTGATATTGACACACCTTGGATTGAAGAAGGTGATTGGGTTGGCGGTATTGGTGGCATTTCTGGCGGCGGAATTTATCATGGCCCAGATATTTGGTAATGAAAAATCATAAATGGAAATATGATCCTAATATTGGGGAGACAGTCTGTATAAATTGTGGAATTGCTAAAATGAAAAATAAATGGACTGGTGAGGTTATTTATGTTGATTTTACAAAAGATTCATATTTTCAATGTAGAATCAAGACGGAAAGACCTGAATGTATAAAAATTGACAAATGAAATGTAATGTAGAAAAAATAAATGCATTTTTTAATGATGATAAATTTGATAAAGAAATTAAAGATTTCGTAATTAATTTATTCATTCATTTTTTTAAAGAAGAATCGCGATACTCTTTAGAGCCAATTCAAATAAAATTTTTATTTTTAAGTTTAAATTTTTTTAAAGAGGAAAAAGATGATTTTGATAACTATTATGAAGACGGATTTTATGTTATTGATTTCTATACATTATCATTATTAAATATAGTATTTAAAAAAGAAATAATAAAATTATTTGAAAGTCATTTAAAAAATGGTGATACAAATGATTTTTTTGAAGATTTTATGATAAATGATTTAAAAATTTTAGTTCCTTATGATAAATGGGAAAAAACTAATAGAAAAAATAAATTAAATAATATAAATAAATTATGAGTACAAGTTATGATTCAGGTGTAATATTAGGTGTTAAATTATTTGAAATTGGTGTTGAAATTGAAAACATTTCAATACCGTATGTCGTTCATAATAGAAAAGGTATACCAACAGGTATTATTGATCATGATAAATCAGTAAAAATTACATTTCAAGGAAAAGAATCTATTGAAAAAAAGGTATATTCTGAAGTTATTGAAGAACTTATAAATGTTAAAAAGCCATTAATTTTTCAAAATATTAGCTATGATGAATGTGATATTGACAATATTATTATTGGTATTAATATTGTAAATCGTGAATACGACGATTGGAATATTGTAAAAGAAATTAGCATTGATGATAAAGTTGATTTTGTTAAAGCAGAATTAAAAAATCAGTTTGGAGTTGATGTTGAGCCAAAATTATATTATTATTTTCAAGTTAGTTAAATTACAAATAATTAAAAACCATGACATTTATAGGTAAAAGATATTTTAAAAGTAGAGTAAAATTTTTTGGCATATTGAGCTATATATCACTTATTTTAAGTTTTATATTTTTAATATTTGCACTTAATGAATCCTTAACTGAAAGTAAAATTACTACGAATCTACACATATTTTTATTTGCATTTTTAATATGTCTTGCATTATATGGAATTTGTGCAGTAAAATCATTACAATTTTTGAAACCAAGATTAGATTATTTATCAAAAATTAAAGAGAATAGAATAAAATTGCATAAAAATGAGTTACGATAGTTATTTTTCTGATAAGTACGATAGTTTTTGTGAGTGTGTAATTGATGGTGTTAGACAACCATATGATGCTTGTAGTTCTGGGTTATTAACAGATGCAATATCTTATTATAAAAATTTTGACTATATAGGTTCAAACGACGGAATTATTTATATTAATGGTGTTCTAAATGATTTTAAGACAAAGCATTATTTTTTTATTTATAAGTCTTTAAAAAAAATAAGATTAAAAAAATTAGAAAAAATAAAAAAATTATCAAATGATATTTTATAAATGGAATGATGTATATAATTATAAGGATAAGATGTTTATCCTTGTAGATGATAAATTTGAATTTACAGACAACTGCCTACGTTCTTTTTCTGGATTTGATATTTATAATAAATGTGATTATGTTGACAATTCTCATAATAATTTATTATTGTATTTTGCATATAAAAGAGAAGAAGATATTAATAAATGGAACTCGCAAGAGATTTTTAAAAAAGTTTTACCTATTAAACAACATTTTGATACATTTATTTTTATGAGAAACAAATTATATAATTTCCCAGTAATTTATGATGAAATGGGCAATAGGGCTGATGATATATGGTATGAACCATTGTTATTTGTCAAAGAAATAGATTATAAACAAGCTATTAGGGCTTTAAAATTAAAAGCAATAAAAAAACAATGATAACAAGAGTAGCCCCTTCACCAACCGGATATATGCACATAGGAAATCTAAGAACTGCACTATTAAATTATTTAATGGCGCGGGCAAATAATGGTATTTTTATTTTAAGAATTGATGACACCGATCAAGATAGAAACCAACCACAATATATTGATTACATTTATGATCAGATGAAATATTTTGGATTAGATTATGACATTACATTTAAGCAATCTGATAAATTAGACAGATATAAATATATTGCTCAAAAAATTGGCACATTGACTGATAATGGATATGAATTGAATATGAATGGTTATAATATGATTATTCTTAGAAATAATGGCTTTCCAACTTATAATTTTTCTTCTATATTAGATGATTATGATAGTAGTGTGACACATATTATTAGGGGTGTGGATCATATTGCAAATTTAGATAAGCAAAAATTTATTTGGGATAAAATTTGTCAGGTTGATAATAATAAAACATTTCCGGATGTTATACATGCTGGATTATTATTTGATAAAGGCAAAAAATTCTCTAAAAGAGATGGTACAACAGCAGATTTTGACATTTTTGATAAAGATGCAATTTTAAATTGGCTTGTTAAATTTGGTTGGTCCCATTCAGATCCTAATTTTGATAGAGATTATCCAATTTTGAGTATGCAACAAATGATTGCGGTTTTTAATGATGGTAATATTTCAAATAGAAATTGTAACGTAGATAGAAATAAATTAAATTTTTTAGATAAAAAATTTAAATGGCTGAAAAAACAAAGTTGAAATTAAATTGTCATTCATTTTTATACATTAAAAAGAGTTGAGATGAGATAAATTTAAAAAAGTTCAAAATTCTGAAAATTAGTGATATATTAAATTTGTTAGTCATTGGTATTTTCATATTGTTCATTATAATAAGGTTTTATAATTTGAAAGAAGAACGAAAAATAAATTGAAAATAAATTGAAAAAAATAAAACAATTATTATAAAATATAATACATTTTTAAAAATAAAAATAAAACCATATGAAAGAATTTTTTAACAGATTTAAAATTTATGATTATAATAGGGATGTTGTGCCAAAATCAGTAATTAAAATTAAAAATAGCATTATAACTAATGGCTATTTACCAGAAGAAAGAATATTGGTAACACCAATAACAAACGAAGTTAGCCCAGGATTTCACATTATATTGGATGGACAGCATAGATATACTGCTTGTGTAGAACTTAATGTTGCATTCACATATACTATAGTAAACGAAGCAACCACAAAAGAAGAAATTGAAAAAAGAATTAAGATTTATAATGTTGATAGATTAAATCTAAAATCTCAAGATTATGTGAAATTAAATAAAGAAAATTCAAATTATAAAATATTAGACAAATTAGTAATTGAAACTAATTTTAGTATAAGTAGCATATTACGGATGACAGACAGAAATAATGTTGGTGCCATTACAGCCACTTTTAAAAACGGTGAATTCGAAATATCGAATGAACAATATGATGAGGTACTGAAAGTCTACAAATTGAATAAGATTATAAATAACAATAACAATATAAAAAAATCAAATGATGTTTTTTCTGTTCCTTTATCAAGGGTAATTAGTGATTCAAATGTACAAATAAATATATTAGAATCAAAATTAGAAAAATTTTCAAGATTATTAAATAAAGGAACAATGATACAAAATATAATAGGATTGTATAATATATATAATCACGCTTCAAGAGAAAGAGATAGAATTTTGATTCCAGAAAAATATACAAAAAAAATAAAATGATATATAAGCATAAATCTCTGATAATACTTGAAAGAAGTGAAAAATATCAGAAAATTAAAGCAAAAAGAAATATAACAAAAATTGCAACTCCAGAGATAATTGTAGAACCAATTGTAGAACCAATTGTAGAACCAATTAAAACAATTGAGTCAATTGCTTCGGACAAAAAGATTATAACTGAAACTAAAGTTTGTAAAAGATGTAATGAACCAAGATCATTAGATGATTATTATATTCACAAAAATGGTCACAAAAATGGTTATTTAAGAAATGTGTGTAAAGTATGTTGCCGTAAAGAAAGTAAATTGAGAAGAAATAATTTTTTTTTATGAAAATTTGTATTTATATTTAGTAAAATTTAATTTAAAAATTATGAACATAGTAGAAAAAATTCACAATGAGATTGATACTGCACAAGATCGTCTCTACAACGAAGCGATTTCGTTTATTAACAATACGGAAATATTTAAAGAGAAAATTGCAAGGGCGCAAAGATTAAAAAATATTGGATTTACCAATACTGAAACTGTTATTCAAACAGAAAAAGAAAAACAAATTAGTGACGATGCTAAAAAGAAGGCTGATCTTATTGTTTATTATAGAACAGCATATCCTTTTTTGAAATTTTTAACTTTGAATGAAATGGATAAAATTTGTGAAAAGTATGATTTAGTTTATGCTCCAGTTCAAAATTATAAGAAAGATGTTCCTGAAAAAAATTTAATGGATATAGAAAATGCCCAAGTTCTGAATAGAAAAGACCTTAGACCTGTAACATATTCGTATGATATTACAGGTCATTTTTCATATGTTCCAGATGCTGTAATAAAATTTATCAGAAATTTAGTTACTGAAAAAGAACTAAGTTCAGAAAAAGAATTTAGAGATTTGTGCCCAATAAAATATAGTGATCCATGGCTATGGACTGTTGGTGGATTTACCAAAAAAAGAACATATTATGATGGACTTTTCATCGCTGCACCTAAATCACATTTTGATTTAGATAATTTAACAGAAAAGAAGAAAGGATTTTTTAGAACAGAAATATTTAAACAAGAGCCGAAAGATCCAATTGTATTTAGACACGTTGCTGGTGGAGTTCAAGTACTTACTAAATGGGGCGAGGAGGCAAATGATCCAATGCTAATCAATCCTATTAATAATTAATTAATGTTGAAAGTTGGTGATATATTAATTTGTCATACTGTAGTGGTTGTATCCAGGACTTATATAAATTCTGAAAAAATAAGAACTACAGTTAATAAATTGTATAAGATTATTGAAATAAATAATGAAGGATTTTCTTTAATAAATGATCTATACGATTGTCATTTTTTTTCTTTTGATCGTTATAATGAATGGTTTTATTCTTTAAAAGATATGAGACGTAATAAACTTAAAAAAATAAAAGCAGCAATTTAAGCTGCTTTTATTTGTTAATCTAAAGTTGTTTGTTTGTCTAATTCGTATAATTTATATTTTTCAATATAATACAAAACTTTGGTTTTCCAGTTTTTTGATTCTGAATATCTACCTCCTTGAATTTTTGTTAACCATATTTTATAATCCATTATGTTATTTTTTATTAAAACATCATAATATTTTTTTCTTGATATGATTTTACAAAAATCTTTAAAAGATGCCGAATCGCTTTCATACCCTCTATAAGATTTTCCTTTTTTAACGCCAAAATAATTATGTTTATTTTGACTTAATTTACTGGTTCCATTTCCACTTTCAAGCATCGATATTCCTAGTATTACACTTACTGGAATATTGTGATTTTTCATTAATTCTTGTGCTATAGGATTGAATTTATCAATATAAGATATTTGATTTTGTGATTCAATTTTTAGAAAAGACAAGAAAACCATTACTATTACTAGTATAATTTTAATTTTCATATTTTTTATTGTTTTTTGATGATAAAAACGAGCTACTGTGATGTTGTTAGTGCTTTTTGTTGTTTTTAATCATTTTAATTATAGTAAAACTATAATTTTATTTTTCTATCATAATATTTTTCATATTCTCTATATATAAAAATATATGGTTTTTGTTTTTTTATTTAAAAATATTTGATTATCTTTGTGATTAATCTTAAATAAAATATATGTGGCACATAATTTATCCAGGCGGCAAAAAATCTGAAATAACCGTTATTGAAATAACCGATAATTCAGAATATGAACTTAGTGACTATGCAATTGCATCAAGATTTGGTTTTGATAATGAAGATGACGCGGTAATTTATGCTAAACAATTAGCAATTACTAATAATAAATTCTATATTGGATCAGAATTTGATGGTAATTATTATTTAGATTAAATTGAAAAATATGAAATTAAAAAACATGAAATTAATTAAAGCTATTAGATTACATAGAAAGCTTAGAATCAATCAAGAAATATATTGTAATAGAGTTGTAAAAAATTCACAAGATATTTATTTTGTTGATCATGAACTTAGAGATTATGATACAAATTTATCTGATTGTAATGACTTAAGCTCACATAATAGAGCAGTGAAAAAAGTTGAAAGTAAGCTACCTTGGCTATATTTTTTTATTAGTGATTTATTTGGTGGTGCATCAAGTATTAAAAAACAAGCAGAAAATAACAATTTAAAAAAGTAAAATTATGATCGAAAAAAGTATTTGTTTGCCAGGTAATGTTTTTGTTGTAAATAACAAAGTGTCAGTAGAAAATGATAATAGATTGTATGAAGAAGATAAACTTAAAAGTAAAAATGGATTGTATTCTTTTGTTGCTGGTGTTAATTGGAAATTTTTTGAGATTCCAGTTGGCTCAAAAATTGAGATTGTAAAAATGATAAATGGTGAAGTGTATTTTAAATTTGAAGATGTAATTTATACTGCTTGGTGGAATGCATTTCGAGTTAAAACAGATAAAATTGAAGGTCAGGAAATTAAAGAACATACTAAAGAGGTTGTACGTTATAAAATCTATAAAGATGGTAAACCATATAAACCAAAATATTTTAACGACCTTGGTAAAATTAAAGCGTCATTATTGATTGCTATTGGTTATTACAATAACCAATATGAAATGTTTGAAAAATACAAAGACCGTAATCCAGAATTACAGGACAACCAAATTCCAGAATGGTTTAGTTATGGCAATGATTTTAAAAGAGAAGATTGCGAATCTATAGAGATTATGTCATTTATCGGTAAATCAAGAACTCCAATTAAAACAGATTTTAATGTATTAGAATATTATGATCAATCAATGAGATTGATTAATGTTACCGCCCAATTTGGTAGTGCGGCGAGAGAATTATTTAAAAAATGTATGGAAACAAAAGAATATTCATATATGCTTATTTATTCTCCTGATGAATATCGTGATAAAAATAATGTTGGCAAATATGGATATAATAATTTTGATTTTAGTACATTGAAAGAAAATCAAAAAATTAAAGATGTTATGAAAGCATCTGGTGTTAAAGATTCTAAAAAATGCACAAAATTTGGAAAAACCGCAATTGTATTTAAAACCGTAGATGATCTTAAACAAGTTATGTTAAGACTCGACCCAAAAGAATATTTTATTCTTGATTGTGATGGTGAACAATTAGTTGAAAAAAATACAAGATTTGTTAAATTAATTATGCTACAGAAAGTAGCAGATGAACAAGAATAATCATTTACAAAAAATAAATAACATGAAAATTAAAAATGTAAAAATGATAGACGTAGAAGATTGGGACAATTTAGTTTCAAGTACTTATAATAGAATTTATCAGTTCCAACAACAAGAAGGTTGCAAAGATAGGGGTACATTTAATCTTACTATACCATCTAAATATACTGAGGATGATGAAATGCATGATAAAATACCAGAGATATTTAATGGTGATATTATGGGTGTTAAATTTGATGTCTGGTTAAACCGAGATCCAAAAGAGCCACTGAATCCTTCCAAAGAAGAACTTAAAGAGTGTAATTATTATTGGGGAAAATCGGAAGAGGACGAAAACGAATGGAAGTAAGATAAAAGTCATATTGATATGTTTTGGGAAAGAAATTTTTATCCAGATACTTATACTGTCGCAAATGACCTTTATGACAAAGGTTTAATTGAGGCTGGTGATTATATTATAAATATTGATTGGTAATATTATGCAAACATTTAATAAAAAAATATTATCAATTTTATCTTTACTGAATATATCAGGCATGATATTGATGCATTATTTTTGGGGATCAAATTTAGTTTTAATTCCAATTGTAATGTGTGCAATTGGCGGATTATCTTTTGGAACTCTTATTGGAAAAATTGTGAATAATGAAGATTAAATTTAAATATGTCAAAATAATACTTATCTTTGTAGAATGAAAAATGAAAAATATTGTGTAGCGTTATTAATTTCTGATTATGAAGGCTCAACTGCAATTTGTAAGAAAGAATGTACTGTAGATGAACTTGATGCTCTTAAAAAAGATCATGAAAAAGATTATATTTCATTGATTGGCTGGTTGCCATATGAATTTTATAATGGTGGAGATGTTAGTGTTGATGATAAAAATTTTGTAAATTTTGATTAAAAAAAATAAAAATGAAAAAAGAAGATTTAGCATTTATTTTGAATGGTCGTAAACGTGGCGACGAAATTAGGAAAGAAGAAATTAAAATAGCTAAAGATAGCGGATTAGTTGTTGTTTATGGCTATTCAGATGATAATTTGGAGTTTAACGGTGCTATTGATGATGAAGTGGATTCTTATGATGGCACTAAAGTTTATATCAATCGTAAACTTGAGATTAAGAAAAAACCTAAAGAGGGACGTAAGTTAGTTGAAGCAATTTGGGCTCCAATGGATTTGTATTGTTCTTGGCTAATTAAATCAGATATCCCAAATGTAACTTTCGATATTATTGATAGTGAAGAAAATGAACTATTTTGCCGTGGTATTATATTTAGTATTGAAGATATTTAATTAAAATGGCAAAATTTAAGTTTCAAATTAATGTTGGGTTTCTAATTATAAAGCAATCTAAGATAGAATTGGAACGCTCTAAGGAAAAATTAGAATATTATTATCCAGGTTCTTTAGTTACAATTCGAGAAGAAAAAAACTGGTTTGATAGTACGTTTTTTGTTCAAGGTACTAATTTTCCTGATACTGAAGAATTTGAATTACAGATAAAAAATTGGGAGAAAAAACTTAAATCTTGTGAAAATTGAAAAGAAATAATTCAGAAAAAAATATTATAAATTGCGCAATAAGACCATTTGATTGTTCTTATTCTAATCCTATTTTTACTGATGATCTTCTTATATCCAAGCATTTATGTAATTTGATTGAAACTGATTGTGATCATGCTTATATAGATATAAAAGATGAACGAAAAGCAAAACTAAATAAGATAAATGATATTGATAGAAAATTATAAAAAATCATTAGATGCTATTTATGAATATACTGAATTTAAAGAAATGATATTGATAGAAAATTATAAAAAATCATTAGATGCTATTTATGACCATGTTGGATTTAAAGAAGATTGGGTTGTTTGTCCAATAGATGATTCAACTGAGTATTATTGGTATCTTGATCCTAATATAAAATTTGTAAGATTTGCTGAAACCATTAAAAAATTAATTAGTAAAGAAATTGATGAACTTACTGATATTAATGATATTGATGAAGATTCAGGTGCTTATTATCAGGATTCTATTTATACTCAAAGATTTTATAATAAATGGGTTTATAATGGCTCTGATTTTACTATGATATTTTGTGATCCTCATAGTGATGGTATGACATGGTTTCGATTATTTGATAATTCTAAAAGAATTATGAGTTTAGAACAAACCAGATTGAGAATAGAGAGAAAAAATAAATTAAATAGAATAAAATGAAAGTAAGGGTATTAACAAAAGAAGAAGAAGATTTACTTTATGGTGATAGAAAAATAGAAATTAATTTAACATTTAAATCTGATGATCATTATTATTTACAACGAGAGAATGACGTTCTTCATATAAATGATGGAATAATAAATAATTTGCATGTGGGTCATTTAAATGATGTAAAAAATTTAATACCAATTAAATACACTGAGTTTGAAAATAAAATTAAAGAAACTATCTATGAATTAGATATTGATAAATTTTGGAATAAAATAATTTAAATTTAAAAAATAAATGGATAAATATAGAGTAAAAATTCATAGTTTTGCAACACCTACTATTCAATACGAAATTCAAAAGAAATCAATATTTGGATTTTGGTATAATCCTGATAATGTTGATGCTTACACCACTGGATTTTTTGACACATCAAAAGAAGCTGAATATTGTATAGAATCTAAAATAGTGATAAAATGAGTGAGTCTATTAAAATTTTATATGTTGATAATATAGAGAAATTTGATTATAACTTTTTACCAATTTATAAAAAATGTGATAATGGTAAATATTTTCAATTGTGTATATCTTCATTAGGTGAAGATGTTTTGAAAGAAAATGCTGATCCTACAGATTTAATTTTTGCGATTGAAGGATTTTCAATTTCAACATTTAATGCAATATCTAAAAAAATGAATGTTAAATTTGTTAATGATAAAGAAAAAGAAGTAATAGAAGAAAAGGTAATAATTATTAAAAAATATATTAAATATAATAAATATGAATAAAACAGCGGAAAAGTTAAGTGAAATAGAACTTATTGATGGTTCTATTGCAAAAATTAAAGATACTAAAGATTATAAAGCATTAAAAAGTGATGGCTATAATTTTTTCTTTAATAAGAAAGACGGCTATTTTGTTAGATGGGGAAAATTTTCTGATTATTCAAAAAAATCAGGTGAAATACAAAATTTAGATTTTAAAATGAAATTTTTGCCATTATGGTCTAAAATTTGGAACGAAAAATTCAATTTAAGAGAATTTTTTGCTGATTTAGATACTGATGCAGATTATCATAAAATGATTCCAGATATCGTAGATTTTGAGGTCTCTACCAAGTGTGATTTTGGTTGTAGTTTTTGTTATAAATCTAATAAAAGTAGTGGTGAATATATATCAACAGAAGATTTTACTAATGCTATAGATAAGTTACCAAAATCAATTTGTCAATGTGCATTGGGTATTGGAAATGTTGATCAGCCTAATTTATTAGAATTAATGAATGTCCTTATTGATAGAGGAATTAAGCCAAATATAACAATAAATGGTGATAAGTTAACAACAGAAATATTGAATATGCTAAGTTCTAAATGTGGGGCCATCGCAATTTCACATTATTCTGATAATCTAACATTTAATACTGTTTATGAGTTGGCTACTGTTAGAGGAATGAAACAAATTAATATACATTCTTTTTTATCCGAAAATACATATGAAAAATGTCTTGGTCTTGTTGAAAAAATTGAAACTGATAGTAGATTGAAAGATTTAAATGCTGTAGTTTTTCTTTCTATGAAAAAGAAAGGAAATGCACTAAAAAATAATTATTCTACATTGAGTAAAGAAAAATTTGATTTTTTATCTAACCTATTATTAGAAAAAAAATTAAGATTCGGTTGGGACTCCTGTTCGTGCCAGAACTTCATACGCTCAATTGAACACAGAGAAGATAAAGAAAAAATTATAGAGTGTTGTGATCCATGTGAGGCTTCAATTGCGTCTAGTTACTTCTCATTAGAAGATGGCGGTACATATTATCCATGTAGTTTTTGTGAAGGAGTTGAATATGCGCCTGGTGATTGGAAAAAAGGTATAAGTTTAAAGAATTGTAATGATTTTTTGAAAGATGTTTGGTTCCATAAAAAAACTAGAGAATTTGCAAATAATAACATTGAATGTAGAAAAAAATGTATTTCTTGCCCAGTTTTTGAAATATAAAAAAATACCAACTTTAAAGTTGGTATTTTTTTTTGAATTCTTCTTCTATCAATTCTCTTTTTTTACTATTTATATATCTTTTAGTTATACATAAATTTTCTATTTTTGATATTTCTTCAACTGGTATATTATTTAAAAATCCATACATTACACTATTTTTATGATCTATTGTTGGGTATAATCTATTTTTTTGTGATAAATTATAATTATCTTTAATATACTCATTATCATAATAATCATAACCATCCCAATTAATTAAAAATTCTTTTTTAATTCGTTGTATTGCATTAGTACATGATGCTTTATATCTTGAAAAGTCTAGAATATTATCACTACAAACATTTCTTCCATTTTTTATTAAATTTTCCCTTAATTCAAGTTTAAATATATCAAATTTGAAATAATTATCAACACCAAATTTTTCTAAACAATGTTTTTTATATTTTTCTTTAAATTCTTCTGTTTGAACAAAATGTTCAACACCATATTTTTCTAAACAATCTTTTTTATTTTTTATTTTAAATTGATTAGATTGAAAATAATATTCAAATCCAAAATTTTTAATACAAGTTTTTTTCATTTTTTCTTTTAAAAGATTGTAGAAAAATGAAATTAAATAAATTAATAGATAAATTATAATTTTAATATGAATTTTAATTATGAACATATTTTTATGAATAGATTTAATAGTTTTAATATAGGAGATGAAGTTATAATGAATAAGGATCTTATTATTAAAGGATTTTCTGGAACCCCACCATGGCTTAGTAATGAAATTTTTATAATAAAAAAAATTGTACGTGAAAATAATAATAATCAAGTAGTACAATTGGATAGAGATTTATATTATAATGATGGTGTTATCAGAGTGTGACAACCTACTGATAATCCTTTTTATAGAAGAGAAATATCTTCAGCATGGCTTAAGTTATCAGTAAAATATCAACGAAAACAAAAATTAAATAAAATATTAGAATTAAAAAATAAATAAAAAGATATGAATAGATTTTTTGGAATGATGCCTTCAAGTGAGATTAAAATGAGTAAGATGTATATTGATGATTTAGGTCTTAAAATCACAATAGATGCTGGAGAAAATGGTTGGACTATATTATATGCTGATAGTTCTTCTGAGTATAAAGACGTTGTTGATACGACGTTAAATAATTTTGATAAGGCATTAAAAGTGTTAAAAGGACATTTTAATGTTAGAGAATTAAAAAAATAAAAAAAGATATGGAAAATTTAAAATGGAATGGTGTAGATGAAAAAACAGCAGTAAAATTGTTTAATCTATCAACTAAAGAAACTGCGATTGAAATAGTTAAAACAATTGTTTTACCAACAATTGGATCAGAAGCAGATATTTGTTTTTGGAATGATGTAATATCACATTTAAATAAATTATGATCAAATTAGATGCGACCAAAGATGGCTTAGGTAATATTATAATTACTGAGTATTCATTTGATTTTTTATTAAGTTGTTTAGATAGTCAAAAGTATATCCCCCATCCAACATTAAGATCCGATCCTGATGGTCAAAAAGTTATAGATATTTGTAAACGTGAGTGTAAAAAAATATTAGGACAAAAATATATTTTTGAAACTTGTGAGGATGATTATTTTTTATTTAAAAAATATTTATATCAAGATAAGATAATTCCTTGGTTTGGTGATGATGTTTACAAAGTTTGTGAATTATTTAAAGATACTAGAATAAAATATAAAATACCAGAAAATTTAAAACCAATAACTAATGAAGAGTATAAATTTGGCGATGATCCATTAGGAGTTACTGAAGATGGTTGGATAGTATGTGAACCTAAGCCAAGACCATGGTTGATTGAGAGAGCACTTAGATATGATGGTGATTATTTAACTATTTCAGAAGATGGTCTAAATAATAGACCGTGGAAAAAAGAAGAAATAGAAAATATTAAAAATATATTTGATGGTCTTGAAATTAAAGAAAATAGTTATTATATAGAAGAATTATGGAAAGATCAGTTATCTAAAATGAATATTTCTGTAGTAGAAAGTTATTTAAGAAAAATTAAATTACAAAAATTATTATGAGTGGTTCTTATGAAATAGGTCTGTGTGATATATGTAGAGAAATAAAACCATTACAACGAACATATTTTCATTATAATATTAAATGTGAATGTCATTATCCGAATCATGTTGAAGTTGTTTATCATTGCTCAGATTGTATCGCTGTTGAGCCAAAAGAAACTAAAATAATTTTAAAAACTGATTATTTGAAGAATATAGATCAAGAAATTCGTAAAGAAAAATTAAATAGAATTAATAATTTATAGTTAATTTTTTTTATTGAGATAATTTCATTATATTTGAATGAACAAATACTAAAAAATATGGGAACAATATTTAGAGTTTATCATGATGATACCCAAAATGATGTAGTTGATGCTATATCTGAACAATTGGCGGATTTTGGATTAGAGATTATTTGGATTGAAGCTGTAAATGATGGCTTTGATGACTATGAAATTAAAAAAATAGATTAATATGGGACTTGATATAAAGAGAAATAGAAAAGGCTTATATAAAGCTAAAAGTTCAGTATCTGATGAATCAGTTACCAAAGATTGGGTAACTGAAGATGAATTTAAAAAAATTCTCATTGAAAAAGCGTATTATAAATTTATAGAGGAAACAATTAAAATTGATATGGAATTTCCAAGTGGTTATTGTGTTAATGATAAATATCAATGTGTAGATGAACTACATTGTGCTGACTCAATTTGGATGTTAAAAAATTGGAATGATGAAGCTTTTAATAATAAATTTAAAGAAATTTGCGAAAGATTAAAAATTGAATTATGAATATAATATATTATGAAGTTGTTCGTGAATTGCCATTTGCTAAAATAGACATCAAAGTAATATTAAAAAAAACTTTATTAAATTTATAATGGAAAAACAAGGAGTTAATGAAGATGACGCTGAAAAATTGAGTAAAGATTTTTGGAAATTAAAATAATTATGAAAAAAGTAAATTGGATAATAGATAAATATATTTTTGAAGATTATGAAGATAAATTAGCTACTGCTATTCTAAATAGTGGTAGCAATTTACTTTTTTATGATGATTTAATGAGTATTACTATTGGTGAATTTTTAATAAAAAAGAAATTAACTGAATCTGATATTATATTTTTTCATGGATCTTTACAGCATGGTAGAAGAGTTAACAAATTGCCTTATTATCCAGGTATTTATTTAACATTAGAAAATTATGAATGTTATAAATATTATGGTTATTTTGGTGATAATTTGCTTAACTCTAATTATAAAATGATGGGGTTAAATGATGTTCTTAGAAATAAAGGTAGAATTTTTGGTGATTTTGGAACAGATTCAATTTTTATTAGACCTTCCGATGGTTTTAAATCATTTCCTGGACAGACCTTACCTTTTAAAAATTTTGATCAAGAGTTTAATATTTTAACAAAATCATATGGTGGATTAGAAACAGATATTTTATCCGTAGTGTCACCAGTGAAAGATATTGTTGAGGAGTATAGATTCATCGTTATTGATGGAAAAGTGATTTCTGGCTCTTTATATATGGATAGAAATAATCGTAAAGAATGGAAAGCATACTATGATAAAATTTGTGAAGATCAAAAAGCATTTGATTTTGCAGTTGAAATGTCAAAAATTTATCAGCCAGATAGAATGTATACCATAGATGTTTGTAAATTATCAAATGACGAATATAAAATGATAGAATTAAATTCATTTTGCTGTGCTAGTATGTATGGTAATGATTACGATAAAGTAGTTAATGCTGTAAATGAATTATGTATATCAGATTTTAATGATACGCTATCGCCCCGCTGATGAAAATAGCAACCCGGAGTATGGGTCGGGTCATCAATATAATTAAAAATGGAAAATGAAATCAAAGAGTATGATACTGTGATTGTGGATGGTAATAAATTTGCATCTGTAGTTCATTGCTATCCAGATAACAATACATATGAAGTCGAGATTATGTATTTTAATGAAAATGAGGTTAAAACTGTAACTAAAGATCAATTAATACTAGTAAAAAATTAAGATAACTAAGATAAAAATGGAAAAAGAAAAATTGATAATTGAACTTAATAGAATATTTATTGCCTATGTTAAAAGATTTACATACTAAATGTGATTTTCCAAAATGGTTTTCAACCCCATTTCAACATTATTTTATAATGTTGAAAGAAAAAGAAAAACTAGAAAATAAAATTAAAAATTTATGAAAATTATAAAATTTACAGATGAAGAAATAAATTTTTTGTTTGATTCTTTACACGAAACTTGGCATAGATGTAATAAGGAATTACAAAATCCTGAAAAATTTAGAATTCCATATTTGTCTGAAAGCAAAAAAATTGCTAATGAATTAATGACTAAAATTTCTAAAAAACAAATTTAAAATGAAAAGAATATTATTAGATGAAAATGATTTTGAACAATTAACCAACGGTGAAATTGTTAAAAAAGATGATGTAGAAATTGCATTATCAGATATTGGATTCAATTTAATGATTCAAATAGTAAAAGAAAACATATACAAATCCGATAAAAAATGAAAAGAATTGACGTAACAAAAATTGTTGATTGGAAAGTTGCTAAAAAAACAAAAAATATTAAAGCTAAACCATTAATTTCTATAATGGTAGATAAGAGTGTTTTAAGTAAATTTTTAGTTGATACTTTAGAAGGTAAAGAGAATTTAGGTGATGGTTCTATTATCTGTATTGGTGAAAGTAATGATATTTGGCAACAAATGCCAAAAAAATTACTTCAGAAATATAGTGTAATTCAAATTGATAATGATGGCTGGATGATTTGTGAGCCAAGACCTGACAATTCGGTTAATTGTGTAGAAATAACTGAAAAATTGCTTCCTGTAATTGATAAAGTTGATTTGTGGATTAGCAAAGAAGAATTTTTTATTATAGGACAATGGGGCGAAAAAATGTTACTTCCTGATAATAAATCAATAGATATTCAACGTGCTGATATTGGCGATTTTATTTGTCAAAATAGAGAAGATGCTACAGATTCATGGATTGTAAAAAGAAAAATATTTATTAACACATATAATATTATATCCTAATATGGAATTGACTCAAGAAATATTGGAAAAAATTCCAGAAAAAAATTGGATAAATTTTTTAAAAAAGAAATATAATGATGATTGTTGTGAAATATCACATTTTATGATTGGTGATGCTGCTGAAAATGGGTTTTTAGAATTTAAAACATTTTGTGTAGGATCAAATCAAACATTTTGTGATGTTACAGAAGAAGAATTTATTCTTATTCAAAATGATACATATTCTAATATGTATGATAAAAATAAAAAAATAACAATTCAAACAGCATTATTAGAAGCTGTTTGGATATCAAGATGGACTCAAAGTGGGCAAGGATTATCTGCTGTCCTAACAGAGAGCGAAGCACAACACATTGTAGATAATATATTTGACGAGTTGGAAAAAATTGGATATGAAATTAAGAAAAAATGATTAAATATTTTACATATAATATTTCTAATTTCAAAGGGTATAGACTTAAAGTTGAAGAATCAAATCTTAAATGCTTTAAAAAGATAATTTATAATGGTTTTAAGATTATTGAAAGTTCATTAGATTTCATAAATTATGAGATTGATTTTAAATTGATTAGATGCCTTAAATTAAAAAAAATAAATGATATAATTCGTCCAATTAGTGTAGAAGATAGAATACTTAAATTATTGGAGAGTTCAAAAGAGGTTGATAAAAGTTTTATTTACCCTTCATATTCTGGATATGGTGGATATGGTACTTTTTCTAATATTACAACATATTATTATGATAATGGTGATGATGATGAAATTGTATATAATAAATCTCAAAATAAAGAAAGGAATAGATATCAATCTAAAATATATGCTCAAAAAGCAAAAATATATGAAAATACGTCAAGGTTTTGTAAGTAATTCTTCATCTAGTTCTTTTCTTATTATAGGAAAAGAGATAGAAATTAAAAATATCACACCAAAGATGATTAAAGAGAAGAAAATAATAGCATTAGGTGAAGATATAATTGAAGAAGGTGTTGATGTCTTTCAAATAAAAACAGTTGAAGAATTAGCATTTTTGAAGTCTATGTTTGATAAGTATGGTGAATATTTTAATTTTTTAGATGTTTTTGTATATAAAATTGATGATGATGGTAATGGAGAAATTGATTTTTCTAATTCACCAAAAACAGGAATATTAAAATATTTTACTGGATTTAGAGATTATAAATTTTCAGATGATTTAAATAAATTAAAAAATAGATATGATGAATATGATGAATTTGAGCATGGAATGCAAAAATATTTAAGATCAAAAAAGATAAACAAAATAGAAAAATCACAATAGATGAATAGCATTAAGGAAATTTGTAGTATTACTTGTTGCCCCATTTGTGGTAGTGATGTAAAACATGTAAGACAATCATTTTTATTTAGTTGTCAAAATTGTAGTTGGACAGGATTTGATGATAATTTAATAACTAAAATAAAATATACAAAAAATCAAAGAAAATATAAATTATTAAAAATAGAAAAAAATGAAAATTAGACAAGGCTTTGTAAGTAATAGTAGCAGTAGTTCTTTTGTAGTTTTTTTACCAGAAAATTTTATTGAAACGATAGATTTTGATAAAATTGCAAATGGTGATGAAAAGTTCCCAACAAAGAATTTTAAAAAATTAATTGAAAAATTAATTGAAGATGAAGGATTATACATGGAAGAAATGTATGACTTCTTCAAGAAGAAAGAACGTGATTATGATCTTAGAGATATTTTAGATGAAATTCTTGAGCCATATGTTATTGCATCAATGGAAACTGGACCAGATGAAGGTCAAATAATGGTAGCTGATAGAGTGCAAATTGAAAAAATATTAGCATTAAAAAAATAAATAATATGAAAATTAGAACAGGTTTTGTATCGAATAGTAGTAGTAGTTCTTTTATTTTAAGAGGAACTAAATTGAAAAGTGATGATATTATCAGAATCTTGAATATTTCTCGCGAAGATATGACGGATATTGACGATAACAATGAATATGAAATTTATGAGTTTTTGGAGGAAAAACTTGCTGGTTTTACAGTACATGTAGATGGTAATTATTTTGGTAATCAAGATTTTAGTACACTTATTGTAGGTGAACGTCTTGGTAGATTAAATGATGGTGATGTTGTAGAATTAAAGGAATATACACCAGAAGAAAATCAAAAACTTATTGAAAAATTCGAAGCAATTGGTTTTAAAGATGTTAAGTTAAAAACTTATGTACAAATGGTCTCAAACGATAATTATTAAATGATAAAAAAAGAATATTTGACATATGATGATATACAACTTATTCCAAAGTTTTCATCAATAAAAAGTAGAAGGGATATTAGTTTAAGAACGTTAGTTAGTAAACGATATGGCTTATATATACCACTTGTTGCATC